TTCTTGACGAGCTCTTCGGTGATGCCGTCGATCGGGAAGTACCCGGACGTGCTGTTGATGTTGCTTCCGAGCGTCGCCCCGCTCGTGAGGATGTCGTGATACGCGAAGTTCTGGAGCACGGCATGGACGCGGCCCTCGACGGGCTCGCTCTGGCCGGACTCCGAAGCCGCGGTCAGCCGGCCGTAACCAGCCGAAAGGAACGCGGGGTTGAACGCCTGGCCGGCGGCGCCGAGGTCACGGCTCAGGCCGGAGAAGAGCGAGAGAAGGTCGGTTTCCTTCTTGCGCTTCATCGCATTGCCCATGAACTTGCCGGCGCGGGCAACCATGCGCTCCGGGGTAACCCGGACGGCTTTGTCGGTCAGTACGACGTGGACGCCGACTTCCGAAGTCGTGAACTGGCGGCTGGACGGGATCAACTTCTGCGGGTTGTTGATTGGCGTCCCTTCGGAAAGGGAAATCGCATCCAGCTTGGTCGCGAACTTCGGCCAGTTGTACGTCAGGCCGTCGCCATCCTCGAGCATGACCTTGGTAACGAACTCGCTCATTACCGTGGGCTTCTCGACCACGTCCTTCGCACGGGAGAGGACGGTCGCGATGACGTTGGCCAGGGTCGTGCTGGTGTTATTACCAGTGTTTGCAAGGGCCACGACAGGATCTCCTTAGTAGTCGATCCCGCGCCTTCGCAGTTCCGCGTGATAGGTGGCCCGGTCGATTTTCCCGCTCGCATACCCTTCGTAAATCTCGGTGCGACTCATCGCAGCGAGGTCGTTCGGTCGCGAATCGACAATGACCGGGGCAGACTCCTCGCGTTCAGCATTGGCGCGGTTTGCTCCCGCCGCCCGTGCTTCGTCCAACGCCGCTTTGTGCTCACGGTCGATACGCGCGTCCCGGGCTGCTACACCCTTCGCCAGCGCTTCGAACGCTTCGCCTAGCCAGTTGCCATTCGGGTCAAACTTCAGACCGTCCAGCTTGGCTCGCGTCTCATCCGGCAATTCGCCGTAGAAGGGCAATAGCTGGCTGGCCGCCGCTTTGAACTCCGTAATAGCCCCGTTGTTGAAGTCCAGGGCGAACGTTTCGTCCGCCTGCCGTGCCGTGCCCTGGTCCTGGCCGCGCGTCTCGCGCGCCGCCAGGTAGTTCGCTTCCCACTGAGCCGCATCCCTTTCGGACATGCGGAACTCGGCCATAAAGGCTTCGCGGCCACGGGTCGTAAGGAGTTGGTACCCCTCGTCCGCGATTCGCCACGCCTCTTGTTCCTTCTGGTGTTCCGCCAGCACTTCGGCGCGCAATTTCTCGCGCTCGCGTTGCAGGAGGTTCCCGGAACGGTTGGCTGCCAGTTGCTCGATGCGGGCCTGTGCCGCTTTTGACTTCTCGAAGCGCTTGAGCTCTTCGGGCGTCAGGTCGTCGGCTTCGGTTCCATCGCCTTCTGGCTTCGGGGTTGCGACAGAAACATCGGGTGCCTTGCCCTCGGATTCGGTCTTTGCTGGTTCGGGGGCGGCTTCGCGTGGAGCCGCATCCGGGTTCCGAAATTCGTGGGTGGTTACGCCGCCGCGTTCAATCGTCGTTACGCTCGTATCCGCTGCTGCCTCTGGGGGCGCACTCGGGGACGGGGCGTCCGACTGCGGGGCTACCGGGGTCTCTGTTTCCAAGCACTAACCTCGACAGGTCGGTCTTGGGGCTGAGTATGCGTCTCTTACGGTAGAAGCGTCAATCCGGTAATGGGTTACCGCTATCGCGATGAGCGCCTGCGCTTAGCCGCACCACTGGACGATGAACGCCTGGAGAGAATCGCGGGGGTAGAAGCGGCCGAGCCACCGCCGCCGCCGCTGGGGCCAAGGAACGTTGGCGTTACCGCTGCCTCTGCCGCCGTGAGGTCCTGGTAGAACGTGCGGAAGGCCTCATTGCCGGGGTCGGTGCGGAAGCGCTTGCGGGCGGGGTTCGGGCCGACCTTCGCCGCACGTACGGCAAGGGCCATATCCTGCTGGGTGATCTCGCCGCGCTGGACTAGCTGGGCGAGCGCTGCCTTGCGGCTCGAGGCGTAGCCGTTGGAGCTCAACGCCTGGGCGCGGGAGATGACATCGGTTGCCCGGTCGGACTCTTCCGTCGTCATGCCAACGTAGGCCGGTATCTCGTAATACTGGGCGGCCTGGGCCTTCGCTTCGCGGAACTTCCGAAGCGTCGGGTCGTCGCGGATGCCGGTAACCTTCGCCACCTGCTCATCAATGTTCGGGTTCTTCGCGCGGAATTCGGCCTGCAACTGCTCGAGCTTCGCCCGGTCGATGGAGCCGTTCGCCTGGCTCGCCTTGTCGAAGAGGTCGTAATACTGGCTGACGGCGTCGTTGCCCTGGAATTCGCCCGCGGCTTTCATGCCGCCGAGCCGCTGCTGAATCGCATCGTTGTAGGCGTCCCGGTAGTCGTTGCCCGTGAAGGTGCGGCCGGCGTCGTCCTTGCCGGCGCTGAGGTAGCGGCCGTTCGCAGCCATCTTGTCGCGGAAGTCCTTGGCCACGGCGGTTGCCTTGTTGCCCGTCTCGATCTGGCGGCGCTCTGCCTCCTTTTGGTCCGCGGCAATCTTCGGGTCCTCGTTGACCTGGCTCTTCTCCGCGCCCGACAGGTCCGCGTATGCCTTGCCGAACTTCGCACGGGCGACATCGTCCCGCCGGAAGTCCCGGTTTTCGCTGGGTGTGACTTCACTCGACTGGGCGCCGATACCAGAGAAGCCCGCGCCGAGCAAGCCCTTGATGACTTCCTTCGGGTCGCGGTTTCGGATGGCCGGCTCGATGCCCTGGTTGATGCCCGCCTGAAGGGAGAAGGGCACCTGTTCGCGCGCCACGTCCGGCAGCGTCTTGGTGTAGAAGTCCTTGCTCAGCGGGTTGTTCTCGATGGGTCGGTTGTCGTACGTGCGCTCCTTGGCGAGCGACGTTGCCAGACCCACCACCGGAGATGCCTTTGCGCGCGCGAAGCGGCCGAGCGGGTCAACACCGCCGGGAGACGGCTTGTTTGTGCCCCAGACAAGGCCGCGCCCTTTCGGCCCGGACGACATCTCGCCAGGGTCGCCGGCAACGGTTTGCGCCGCGCCGCGGATGAGCGTCGAGAAGGGGCCGAACGGGGAAATGTCCTGGCCGCCCACGTTGCGGATTCGCATGAAGTTGTTCGAACGCGGGTCGATGTCCGTGTTGTAGCCGCGCGCCGAGTTGACTGCGAACGTCACCACACCGCCGATGGCCGCGAGCTTGAGAAGATGCCGGCGGGCTATCTGGCCCTCGATGTCGCCCTTGGTGAACGCCGCCGCAATCTGTTCCATGTTCGAAACGAGGAACCGTGGGGCAAACGCGGCAATCGACTCGAGGCCGGTAATCTCGCTGCCGGACCATCCCGTCATCCGGTTGATGGACTTCAGCGCCTTCTCCATGTGCGTGTCGAGTTCGCCGCCGCGCAGCCCCTTGTCCACCGCGCGCTGGAGTTCATCGCCCGCCAATTGCATCCGGGCATAGTTCAGGAAGCGGCCGAAGGTTTCGTTCGACCACTCGGTGATCTTCCCGACCGCCGGGAGTTTGTTCACCCAGTCGGGGAACTGGAGCTCCGTCACGGCGCTCTCATCCACGTAGTGCATCCCGCGCTGGGTCAGGTACTCGAGCCCGTCCTGCTGGATGTCCGCCTGGCGCAGCACGTCATCGACGCGGCCCACCGCTTCGTCGACCATCGCGTGATAAACCTCCGGGTTGCCGGAAGCGGAACGGATGGCGTCCACCGAACCCGAGATTGCTTTCATCGCATTCTTCGGGCTGGACTCCATGAACCCGAGCCCCTGGTTGAGCGTGTACGATGCGTCCGCCGCAGCCCGGAGCGGGGTGGCCACGCTGTTGACCTTGCCGATGGCCCGCCCGAGCGCCGTGTCGGAAATGCTCTTCGGGGTCAGGATGTTGTCGAGTTCGTCCGCAATGTCGTTCGGGAACACCAGCCGGTCGCGCCCGAGCAAGGCCGCGCCGCTGTCCGCCTCGCCGACATATTTCACCTTCTCCAGCGCCGGATGATTGCCGCGCAACGCGCGATAGCCGAAGCCTGCTTTCGCGTTCGGCTCCGCGAGCGGCTGGATCATGTTCGCGAGGTATTGGTCCTGCGCCATGCGCGCCTTGTTGCGGAGTCCACCTTTGAGCGCCTCCCAGGGATTGTCGTAGACAAGGCCCGCTTCAGAGCCCGCCGCCACGCTTTCCTGAGTGCGCGAACCAATGCGTGCGCCGCCAACGCTGCGTCCTCGATTTCCGCCGCCCTCGTTCTTGGGTACCGTACGGCCTTCGACTTCACGTCCCACCACCTTTCGCGACCAGTAGTCGCCAGTTTCCGTGTTGACCTTCGCCACTTCGCCGCCGTGGGCTTCGATGGTCTGGTTCCAGCGCTGGTTGAGCGACTGGATGTCATCCAGCACCGCTCGCTGGTCATCCGAGAGCGTGGCCCGGACAGCGCGCGCGGCATCCGTCGAGCCCTCGACGATGTCCTCAATCGCCTGGTCGGTGCCCTGAAGCACCCATCGGTCACCCTCTGGGACGATGCGGATTCCGGCACGTTCGGCCTTCGCGCGGACGCGGTCTACCTGGGCGCCGACCGTCTCGTTGACGATATGGTTGGTCCGCTGGAGTTCCTGCCGGATACCCTCGGTGACACCCTGGCGGGTCTTCGGGTTGCGGCCCATACGGATGCGCTGGAGTGCGCCTTTCTTGCCCGCTGCCGCCTCTTCTCCCGCCGCGACCACATCCTCGCGCGGCTTGCCACGGAGAAGGTCGACAGGCTCGCCGGTCTGGCCGAACGCGCGCTGCGGATTGCCCTGGCCCGGTTCGCGCGGGGCCGGCGGCTCCTTCGGTGGCTCCGGTGGGAGCGATGCCGGGGTGTCCGGGCCGGACGCTTCGCCGAACACACGGTTCGGGCCGGGCGTGGACGGAGCGATATTCTGGATTGGCCGCGCGGTCGGGATTTCCTTCGGCGTGTTGCGGATTTCGCCGCCGATGGGCATCTGGGAAGCGGCCTGTGCGGGAAGCGGCTTTTCGGCCCGAATCTTCGCCTTGCGTCGTGCGGCGGGGGAGATGTCCTGCCCTTGGTCCCGCGCCTGAAGCGCCGCCTCGCGAGCGTCGCCCGCCTCCATCGCCGCGCGCTTCGCCTCGGCTTCGCCACGGCCCAACAGGTCACCCTGGGCGGGCTTTATTCCGGCGAGTTCTGCTTCGGTTTGGAAGGTGTCGGTGACTGTTCCGTCGAGCCCGACGCGCTTGACTGTCGTCCTTCCGCTATCTGGCGCAACGCTTCCGCTGCCGCTCCCGGCGGCATCTGGTACGGCTCCGTTGGCTCGCCCGGCTCCGGCGGCATCGGGCGCCACTTCTCGGCTGGCGACTGTTCCTGCGTCATGTCCGGCTGCATCGATGGCATTGTACGCCTCGTGCAGCCGATCCAGATAGGCTTTCTGTTCCGACGTTACCTTGCCGCCATAGTTGAGCCGGATGTCCTCGGTCGCCCGTTCGATTTCCGCGAGGATGGCGCGCTGTGTCCGCGCCGGCGTCCTCGGGATACCGCCGTCAGATGCGTAGCCCGGCTGCATGAACTCGCTGATCACGCGGTTCGCGCTGTCGATGCCAAGCATCCGCTTCTTGATTTGGGCTGGCCCCTTCCGGTCAGACTTCAGGGCGATCGATTCTTCAAACAGTTGCTTCCGCTCCGCGTCCGGCAGGATAGGGTTGTCCTTAAACTCTGTCCCGGCGGCCCACGGTTCGCTTCGGGAACGTTCGTGGATGGGGTTCGGGGCGCCATCGGCCAGCGCTTCCTGGGCGCGTTCAACGGCGTCCATCTGGTCATGCGCGGGGCTGTCCGCGCGCCAGAAGTCGCCGCTGGTAATCTGGCTGCCAAGCGTCCCGCGGTCGGAGACTTCGCGGCTCTTCCCGTAGACCTCCTTAAACCTCGTCCCGCTTTCGCTGGATGTGTTGGCCACTCCCCCCGACCGGCCGGGCGCCAGGCCCTTGTTCATGGCGTCGATGTACGCGCTGGATATGGCATCTTCAGCGCCGGGGCCGAGCACCACCTTGCCCGCGTTGTCGAACGACCAGTCCACACCCAGCTCGTCGAGGCTCGCTGTGAAGCGTTCGATGTTCGGCGTCTCGTCCGTAATCTGGGCGCCCACCGGGAAGGCCCGGCCAATCCGCGCCGCCTCCGCGCCCTGCTTGCCCACGTAGCGCGACAACCGACCGGCAAGGACTCCAGCGCCAGCCGCCTCGAGGTTCTGGCGTGTGTCGCCACCTGAGAGGGCTGAGGCCGTAAATCCGAGCGTGCCGCCCACTGCTTCCCGCGCGAACTTCGTCTGCGCCACGTCTGCGAGCTCGTTGGCCTTTGCCGCGCCCGCGAACAACCGGCCGGTCAGCGTGCCCTGGCGCGCGACCGATGCACCCCTCAATCCCTTCGTGACGGCCGCGGCGCCCACCAGGTTCGTCGGGTCGAACACGGTCTGCGTGGCTAGCTGATCGATAGTGCCGCGCTTGTGGAGGTCGCTCTTCTGGCGCTCCATGAACCCGCCGGGGTTGCCACGCGAGCGGATGGCGTTCGGGACGATGCCGTTGAGCGTGGCCGTGTCGCGGAGGCTGGGCGCCTTGGTGACGCCGAGCGCGTCGGCGATGCCGAAGATATGGCCGCTGACCGGCAGCGAACGCAGTCCCGGTTCGGCCAGATCGCGGGTTGTCTCGGCCGCCGCGTCCAGCGTGTCGAGTGCGCCCTTGCCGAACTTCTTGGCCTTGGAGAGAAAGCCGCCGCCGCCCTTCCGGGGTTGCTGGGAGATTTGCTTCGGCGCGAGCGATGCGTCGCGCACTTCGCGCAAGGACTTCCCGACCGTGTCGCCGATGTTGCTGAGAAAGTCGCGGCTGCGCGTTGGAGAGGCGATGCTGGGGCGGCTGAGCTGGCGGTCAACGAAAAGGTCGCGCGACCGCGTCCGTTCCTTGTCGCGGTACTGGTCGAGCGATTCGCGCCCGAAAGGCGAGCCCCATCCGAAGAGTCCGCCGGGCATCAGGCAAACGACCGGCGGCCGAATGCGCCCACGCCGTAGCTTGTGGCGGGGCTGGAGCGGAGGGATTGCGCCAGCGCGGTCGGGTAGTACTGGCCGGTCGCTTCGATGGCACCCTGAAGCATCTGCTGCTGGTCAGGGTTCGACTTCAGGAGCAAGCCAGCGTTGATGTCCTGGCCGGAGCGGATGCCGAGCGGGATGCCGAACGCCTGGATCTGGCTGAACTTCTCCGTCTCCGCCGGGGCCGTGCGGTAGCCGCTGAGGCGGTCCTGGTGCTGGGCGAGCGACTGGACGATGGGTGAGTTGCGGATGGCGTCAATCGAGTAGCCGCCGGCCATGAGGTTCGTCGGGACGATGCTGCGGATCGTGTCCGCACTCACGCCAAGCTGGGCCGCGAGCGTCTGGATGAGGAGTTCGCCCTGGGGGTTGTTGATGGCCGCGAGCCCACTGGCGCCGGAAGAGGTCGGCGCGAAATTCGTCGCCGCCTGTTCCGTGGGTGCGCCAGTCTGCGGGCCGCGATTGTCCGCCGGGGCCATGCCGGTCCCCGTGGCCGCCGGGATAGGCGGCGCGCCGGCCGATTCGAACCCGGTCGAGGGCCGCAACCCGGTTTGCGGTGCGGAGACCCCTTGCGGCACCACCTGGGAGAAGTCCTGCACCATGCCCGGTTGAGCCGCGCCGTCGTACCACGCACCGGCGACGTTGGTTAGCGGTTTTCCATATGCGCCCGTGGGCGCGGCCGGGGGTGGCGCCTCGGCCGGTGGCAAGGCGCTATCCGCCGCGATCGGCCCTACCGGCGTGCCCTGGCCAATCTGCGCTTCCGTGCTGGACGCGAGTTGCTGGCTCTGTTGGACGGCCGCCTGTACCACCGGGTTGTCGCCGATGGTCGCCGGGAGTTCCGTCATGCGAGCGCTGGCAAGCTGGCTTTCGACGTTCTGGATGCCGCCCGCCTGGTTGGCGATGTTCGTGAGCGTCGCATCCGAGGCGGCAAACTCGGAGCCGGGGATCTGGGCGGCGATGCCGGGGTTGGACGTCACCGCTTCCGTCAGGCTGACAAAGCCCGGATTCGAGACGCCTGCCATCTGTGCCAGTTGCGTGTCGCCGTCCATGGCGCCCGGGCCGCCGACCACCGCGCCGGCCGCGGACGGACCTGTTGGCGGGATGGCGCCGAAGAGCGATTGCGCCGCGTTGAAGTTCAGGAAGTTCAACGGGATGCCGAGGTTCGCCATGTAGTACTGGTGCGCGACCCAGTCCACCGGCTTCGCAGCAAGCTGGACGCCCGTCTGGAGAAGGTTGTAGGCCATCGTCGCGTTGAACTGGCGCCGGTCCTCGCCGAGGTTGAGGTCGAACTGGCGCTGGTCCTCGCCGAATTTGAGGTTGAACTGGCGGGCGCTTTCGGTGCGGTCGTCCCTCGCGATGCGTTCCTGGGATTGCGTGCGCGCGTTGTCCGCCGCCACCTGGGCCATGCCCACGGTGAGCCGGTTCGCCGCGTCCGCCGCCGCCGCGTTGGCCGAGATGAGTGCCGCCTGGCCTCGCATAAGGTCGGCCTGGGCGCCTGCTTCCGCCGAGATGCGCCCGGACTCCGCGTTGTAGGCGTCGATGATGTTCTTGGGGTCTTGGTACTTCACGTCCGGCAACGGCTTGCCGTTCGCGGCGATCGGGTTGAGGAATCCCGCCTTCTCCGCGTCGCTGAGTTCGTTCCAGTGGTCGAACGCGTACTGGGCGGCCTGGGCGGCGGTCGCATAGGTAAACGTCTGGTCGGAGCCCTGGCCCGCGCCCATGTATGCCGGGTCGAACTTCGTCAGCCCGCGCGAGTCGAACGACGTGTTGGAGTAGAACGGGTTGGTAATATCCACGCCGTTCGCGTACTTGGTCATCGTGGAAATCGCGTTAATCGCGATCCAGTCGTCCTTGGTCGTGGGGCCGGCGGACGTGTTCCCGGGTTGAGCGGGGCCAGTCGGCAGAGGAACCTTGTCAACCATTGGCGGCGCTCCTTAGCGGAAGATGGACGGCGTAATCGTGCCGGCCGTGCGGTTGTAGGACGGGCCGACACCGCGGTTCGGCGTCTGCGTGGCGGTCGGAGTAAACGGCATCATTCGCTGTGTCGGGATGTTCGGCGCCGCCGGGCCGTACTGGCGGCTGGCCAGGTCGTCGGCCAGCCGGAACGCGCTTGTATCGCGCACGGGTTGGCCGCTTCCCTTGAGGTCGAACTTATCGAGAAACGAGGCCCGCGACATCGCCGGCGAGGATGACGGCTGCGGGGCGATGGTAGACACCGGTAGCCGGCCACTGCCATTGCCCGCGCGGTTCGGGTCGCCCTCTTCCGGCAACCGCCCGCCGAACGCGGAGGCCGAGCGGGTAGGCCCGGGGGCCGCCGGCCGCGTGAGCGCGCCAAGCTGGTTGGCGCCGAGGCGGTACGGGTAGGGCTTGTCCGGCACTTCCGGCAGGCCCGATGCGACCATGTCGCGCGCCTTGGCGTACAACTCTTCGTACGGCGTCAGCTTCAGCGCCGGGGCCATAACAAGCCGCGTCTGGCCGGCGAGCATGGCGTTGTTCTGGTCGAAAGCCGCGTTCTGGCGGTCGGTCTGTTCCTGAAATTGCGAGGTCGCGGCCTGGCGCGCCTCCTGGCGAATATCGAGCTCGCGGCTGAACTTGTCGGCAGCGTTCTCCGCGTCGATCAGCCGCGGGTCGGTTTTCGAGTAGTGGTCGAGCAGGGTCAGCAGGCGGTCGAGGTCGGCGCCCTGCTGGGAGTAGGTCATCTCCCAGTTGTCGAGGTTGTCGCCGAGCGAGGTGTATTCCGCCTCTTCGTCCGGGGTCAGCGGGTTTACAGGCTCATCGGGCGGCGCGACCGGGTTCCCCATTTCGTCGTAGCCGCTGAAGTTGGACATCGCCTTTTGGTAGGCGTTCCACTGGTCCTCGTAGGTCGCGACCTTGCGGTCGAGCGCGTTCCAGCGGGCCAGCTTCGTGTAGTAGTCCGCCGTCGAGAAGGGGAGCGCCGGGATGTCGTACTGGGAGAAGTCGAACGTCCCGCCATCGGAGCCGCCGCCTCCCGCGCTTCCGTCGCCGAACGGCTGGCCGGTACGGTTGTCGCGTCCGGCGGCGAAGCCGAGAAGGTCGGACGGGTCGAGCGGGGTGCCGCTGGAATCCATGACGTCGAACGAAAGGTGCGGGCCGGTGGACGCGCCGGTCGAGCCGATGGCGCCGATGGTTTCGCCGCCGTTGAGCCGCTGGCCGACCGAGACGTTGACGCCACTGAGGTGACCGTAGTTCACAATCCGGCCGTCGTCCATGCGGACTTTCACCGACACGCCCCAACCGTCTTTACCTTCGCCAGCCTGGATGACGGTGCCGCCGGCGACGGCCGTTACCGGGTCGCCCGCGTTGCCGCCGATGTCGATACCCTTGTTGAAGTGCGGGTAGCCGAGGGCGCCGCTATCAAGCTGCTCGCCTGTCGGGCCGAAATACTGGGTGATGGGGCCGCCGGCCGGGAGGGGCATCCAGACAACGCCTCGCGCGTGCTGGCCATCGCCCCACGGGCAGGGTGCCGCAGCGCAAGAATACCACTACCCCAAGACGAATCAAATCAGCACTCGTTACGAAACGCGGGCTATTGTGTTCGCATGAAAACGAAAGTCTGGACTGTTATCGGTATCGCGCTCGCCGCGTGGCTCCTCCTGGGCGGCTTTTTCGTCAGCCAGGACAACCACTTCGGGGGAGACGAAACCCAGAACTCAGACGCGCGACACTAGGCCGCACCGTCCTCCTTGAGTGCGCCGCCGTAGAGTGGCCATTGCGAGCCGGCCCCGGGTTGCGCTTCGACTGGTAGCGGCGGGGGCACGTCCGGGGGCTCCGGTACGTTGAACTCCTGGCGCGCCTGGTCCAAGAGGCCCATCGCTTCGGCGCGGCCTTCCGCCATCTTCTCCATCTTGCGGATGTACTTCGCCGCTTCGGTCGGCCCGTTGCTCTGGACCATCTCCAAGAGCACGATCGGCGCCGCGATGACGACTTCGGCGGGGACCTTCTCGACGATGCTTTCGTCCGTGAAGATGTCCTCGAGCCCGTGCAGCACTTCGTCGCCGGACTTGAAACCCATGTAGGCGCCGACCTGCATCAGCCACGGCATGACCTGGTCGCGGATGTCGAGATAGCGCCACATCTGCTGGTCGCTGGTCAAATCCTCCGACCACCACGGCCTTACCGGGGCAAACTCTCTTGTGAGATCCTGCACAAGCTCGACGTAGTTGTCCGCGAGCGACAGCGTCAGTTCCTCGAGCGGGTTCAGTTCCTTGCTCACGACATATCACCGCCGCGCGGCCCGGGTCGAGGGTCGTTCGGGTTGGCCCCGGTCGTCGGTGCGATGCTTCCGCCGCCTCTGAGCCCCGCCGTCCCGGGGACCACTGCCGGGCCAGCGCCGCCCGCCATGTCGCCGGGAGTGCCCGCCGGGGGCTGGATCTGGCTTCCGCCACCACCGCCAGCCGCGCCTCCTTCACCGCCGCCCGCGCCGGCGGATTTGAGTTGCTGCACGTCCATGGAAAACACGGAATTGAGGCGGTCGAGCCCCTGGGCCTTGAGGATTTCCGAGGTAAGGCGGACGCGGCCGAGGGCGACGGCGTCTTCCGCGGCCTTCGGGAACATCATCCGGCGGCCCATGTCGCGGAAAATCTGCTTCTCGCGCGTCACCGGGTTGGTCTTGCCCATGCCCTCGCGAGTGAACTCTTCGAACGTCGCGTAGCCTTCTTGTGCCAGCTTCGCGTAGGTCATCATGTTGCCCTGCTGGTCGATGGGAAGCTCCGGGTTGACGATGGCCAGGACGCGGAAGAACTCCGGGATGTCATCCGGGTTCACGGTGTAATACTTGCCGGTCCGGCGCCCGTCATCCGCCTGGTCTGTCAGGCCGAAGATGCTGGATTGCTGGCCGATGGCGCCGCCGGGGCGGACCATCCGCAGGTAGTGCTCGCCCATCATGCTCCGCTGGAGCTCGATGCTTTCGATGATCGGCTTCCACATCAGTCGCATCGCCTGGGACAGCTGGTTGATGGAGTAGCCGGGCTGCTGGGCGCCGGCGATGCCTCGAGCGAGCGGCGTGAGCGTGGCCAGGTCGATGTCGCCGGCGACCATTTCGATGAACGCCCGGAAGTCCATGCCGCTGCCGAACTCCTTCATGGCGTTGACCAGCGTCCCGCGGATCTGCTTGACGGTGCCGGGTTCGAGCTTCCATTGCTCCGGGTTGTTGTCAGAGTCCCGCAGCGGGTCCTCGCCCTCCCCGAGTTGCACCCAGAGCTGGGGCATGACGGTGAGATAGGCGGCTTGCAGCCACATCGTGCGGGCGAAATCGAGTTGCGGGATCTCGTTGCGGACGGCGTAGAGGATGCCGACCGACTTCATCGCCTTTTCGGCCATGCCGGTCTGGAGCCCGTACGCGGGGAAAATCTGGATTCCGCCCTTGTGCGCGTAGGTGTGGACCACCTTATCGCCGACGACGTAGTAGCACATGACATCGTCGATGTACTCGAAGTATTCGGTGGAGTCGCCGGCCGTTTCCAGCGACGGCGAGCCCACGTCTGAGGGGAAAATCTGGCCCGGGCGCTTCAGTTGCTCCACATCGGTCACGCGGCCTGAGCGGTCGAGCGTCACCTTCTTGCCGACGCGGGCGAAGGCGGCGTCCATTTCGTAGCGCTGGACGCGGTACGCCTTGACGTGCGCCTCCACGCCCATCGGCGTTTCGATTGGGAAGACGACGCGCGGGTCGAAGCTCTGGACGTGGACGGGTGGCCCCATGTAGCCGCGGTAGCCGGCCAGCCGGGCGTTGTAGTCGCCGTCCGCTTCATCCTTGCGCGGCTTCATCCACGTCTTGTCCCAGTAGTACGGCAGGTAGGTCTGCTGAATCCACGACGTCCCGCCCACCAGCGTCCACCAGAGGCTCTGGAGGTCAAAGCGGACGCCGTACTTGCGGAACATGAACGGGTAGAGCGCATTCAGGTGCGCTTCGATGCGGTCCTGGGCGTCGCGGTCGTCCTTGCCGCCGTCCGGCGGGATGAACTGGAACTTGAACGGCGTCCCCAACATGCCCATGACGCGGAAGATGATGTCCGCCGGCTTCGCGGACTTCGCGTCGAAGCTGACGAACCGCTTGTCGGCGGGTATCCCGAGGTCGTGCTTGCCCTGGAAGAGCTTGACCATGTACTCGATGGAGTCGGTCTGGACCTGCTGTTGGGCCTTCACGTCCTGGGCCAGCGTGGAAATGTCGCTTGCGCCCATCGTCCGGGCCACATCCTTCACGCGGCCGACGACATAACTGTCGGGCTTCTTTTCATAGCGCTTCGGGTCGGGTCGGAAATCGTACATGCGGCTGTCAAGGTCGTTTCGTCGTGCCACTTACGCCACCATCCGTTCGCGGGCTCGCCGCAGATTTTCTGCGTGCGTGACCGGTTCAAGGTGTTCCGGGTTCACGCATGCGCGGTTGCGGCACAAGTGGTCGATTTCGAGCCCGTCCGGGATTGTGCCTGTGGATGCCTCGTACCCGAAGCGATGTGAAGGGACGTGGCGTTCACCTGAGTGGAAATACCCGTATCCAGCCGGAGTTCGCGTGCCTCTCCACTCCCAGCAATCACCGTTCGGGCCAAGGCCGGGCGTCTTATCGACCTTCGCCCAGAAGCGGATATCGGGGGTACGGTCGTAACCGAGAGGGACGCCAGTCCGCTGGCGCTCGTAATGGCGCTTGCAGAGCCCGCGTGCGGATACCAGTTCTTGGCAAGCAGCGAGCGAACATTGCCTTTTCGGCGCTGGTGCTGGTACTGGCGAACCGCGCCGACGCCACTTCCGGTAGTGACTTAAGCACCAACTCCGTGCGTAGACAACCGCAGCGCAACCGTCGATTGAACAATGCTTTGTATTCATGGGTCTCTCGTGATGCCCGCCTTCTCGTACATGCGGCGAAGGCGTTCTTGTTTCTGGCGGCGGTATTCCTCCATCGCCCTCGATGCCAGCGGCTTTTTCGGCGCGCCGGCCTGGCCTGAGACGGTGAACGGGGTCGCCGCACCGATTGGCCCTCGCGCTCGCACCATCTGCATGATGTCGTAGCGCCAGGCGTTGACTTCGTCGTCTTCCTGGTTCGCCGCCGGTTCGCCCGTCTTCGGGTCCAGCTGGTAGGACTCAATCCCAGAAATCAGCCGCGGACAGCCGGCCTCCGAGATGAACAGCGTCTTCTGCTCGAGCTCGCGGTCCACGGCGTTCAACCCGTCGCGCACGGCGCCCTTGTAGCGCGGCGCGTCCTGGACAGGCACGCCCTTCGACCGCAGCAACTCGTTCGCGCGGTGCTGCGAAGCGTCCGCCCACCAGGTGTTGACCTTGTGCATCCGGTTGACGGCCTGGAGCGTGTTGAAGAAGTCCGCACTCGCCCCGCCTTGCTTCGAATACTCCCAGAACGTGACCAACAGCCCGCTCGCCGTCTGGCCCGTCAGGTACGCCGCCGTGCGGTGCGCCTCTTCCGTGGTCCCGCCGTAGTCAATCCCGCCCTCGACCTTCACGAACGAGTTGTAGGGAATCGCCCCGCGCCAGCAATGCGTGGTCCGCGCGAACCGCCCCCAGACCATGTTCTCGAAGGCTGACCAGTCGCCGTACACATAGTTATGGACCCACGTCGCCGTGTGGTTCTCCAGCAACCGCGGGATGAAGTCCGGCGGCAGCGACGGGTTGTCGAAGCTCGTGGCCGGCACAAACTCGTGGTTCGGGCGCTCGTTACCCTCCTTCCACGGGTCATAAAACCGCGCCTTCACCCACCCCGGAGACGGGTTCGTGGCCATGAAAATCTGGTACGGCGGATGAACACTGTGCTCGCGCGTGAACTCCTCACCCAGCATCCGGCACTCCGGCCGCGCACACGTCCCACTCCCCGTCGTCCACCGCAACGTCGGGTCAAGGTTCAGGTAGAACTCCTCGTCGAGTTCGTTTCCCTCATCCAGCCCCACCCACCCGAGCGTCATCGACTTGTACGATTCCCAGTCCTTGCCCTCGCCGAAGTAACAAACACTCCCGTTCGCCCACCGGCACCAGTTCTCCCCCAGGTTCCATTGCCCGCCGTACTTCGGGTCGTACATCTGCTTCGGCCATCGGCGCCGAGCCTCGACAATCGTCGTCCGCTTCAGGTCCAACAGGTCTTTCCGCACAATCAACAGCGGAATCCCCGGCCACTTCCACATCATCTTCGCCGCCTGCTCAACCAGCGTGACCGTCTTCCCCGGGCCACGCGCACCACCGAAACACAAGTACCGCGCCCGCGACTGGTGCGCCCTCACTTGCTTCGGCCACGCCCGGTACTCATGGACGAACTTCTGCCCGCCCAGCACGAACTCCGTATCAAAGTTCTCCTGCACCAACTCGCCAGGACGCGGCATCGTCGTAACCGTCATTGGGCCAGAGTCTACCCCAAGAGCGACTTTCCAACCAAAAGGTTGCCCGCGCGCGTACTTTCAATTTCCAGGGCCGAAGCGAAACAGGTTACGAAACAATCCGAAACTTACTTAGCTAATCATCCCCGGACAAAGGAGGGTTGCGCGCACGCGAGAATGTAGGAGGGCGATGGACAGGGTGGGGAGGGACCCCCGGGGGCGACGGAAACGCCCCAGTCGGCATCGGCGCCGCCAGCCATCAAAACATGCAATCGATTTCCGGTTTTCCGCTTCCGATTTTTCGGGCTCGCGACCTTCGCACTAACACTATTATGCAGTGTGTAGCTTCGGAGCTAGTCCCCTCCGGGTGTCCCTACTCGTACTGAGAGGCTGCCACCATCAGGCCCGGACTTCATCTCAACCCGCGTTCCGCCCTGGTTGTAGCGGCGCGCTGCTCGGTGCTTCAGTGTCACCTCAGCCGCTCGGACGGTGGCCATGCTTGAGGGGTCGCCAGTCAACGCAATGGACTCGAGGCGCTGCTCGATTGGCTGGAGGCTAGCTTCGTTCGCGTCATCCCACATCCGGGCGAATTCAGGTTCAATGTTCCTGGTCCGGTAGAGTGTGGACACTGCCACGCCGGCCACCTCGGCCGCATCGAGGATGAGCAGCCCGGATTGCAGCGCGGCGATGAATACCGCCTTTCGTTCGTTGCTCAGCGGCACATTGCGGCGCACGCCCTCGCGTTGCATTCGTTCATGAGCGACACGTATCCGCTCCGTAATTTCCGCGGTTTCCCTTCGCTTTCGTTCCTCTGGTGTCTCACCTTCTGGGGCAACGAGGGCGGCCGGCAAGAATGACGTTTTCGCCATGGTGGAAAGTGTAGACCCTGGTGGGGATTAGCGGGAGTGTCGAGGGCGGCCAGCCCTTGACGCGTCCACGGCGTGGACAAGACTCGCCAGAAAATCAAAAGAAACCACGTGCTCGAAGTGGAGTAACGGCTGATAGAGAGAGTAAACGTAACCGTAGAAGAAAAGAGAGAAGCCGGCCGGAGGCGAGTGCGGCTAGCACAGAGGCCGGGCTAAAGCTCGAGGAGGCTGCGTGGGCCTTCGCTGGGAGGCGGTCCCCCTTGCTCCTGGAGCGTACACCCCACTGTCAAATTTCGTCCACTTTGAATCTGAGAGACTGCGGCGCCGAGTTAATCGAAACATGTTTCGTTTGTGTTCCGTTCTGTTACGGATAGGACCGAAACAGACCCAGGGAGAGAACGAAACACGAAGCGTAACAACCTATCGAAACAAGCGTAACAGACCGTAACTCAGATTCAGACTTAACGTAATAACTAGGCGAGTGTGAATGTTTCTTGGAGTAGGTATTGACACTGGGGGACACCATGTCCCATTCTCTTGGTAGCGGAGCCCGGCCAGGGCTCCAGAAGAAAGAAAGGCGAGAAAACAGAAATGGCAACCGAAACAAAGAAGATCGCATGCCTGAAGTGTGGCGGCCCGGTAGCTCCCCAGTTCCAGGGGTGCAGCCCGGCCTACTGCGGGAAGTGCATTTAGTGGACAGGGGCGCGTACCGCTGCAAATGCGGTACGCGCCCCTGTCCACTTAGGGAAATACGGATGCCCGAATTGTGAAGGCGATTCGGGCGCCGCAAAGGCTACACCAACCAAAAGGAGTGTCAGACGTGACAACCAAGGATTCCGAACTCGTGCTTTCCGCCTACCGAAAAGCAATCCTCAAGGGTGAGACGGAACGCGCTGCAACCATCGCGCTTTATCTCGGCCTGGTGGTGGTGGCGAAGTGAACACCACGACGAAAACCCGCCGGCCGGCCCGAACCCAGCGCCCTCGAATGTCAGCTGGCGAAGCCACCCATTTTGAGCGCATGTCGGTTGCGTCCTATGCCCAGTGCGTGACGGAGCTCGAACAACGCCGCGCCGAAAGCTACGCGGACTGCAAGTGTGAACCCTACGCGGACCTCTACACCTTCAATCGCTGGCGCGCCCAGGGCTACCACGTTCGCAAGGGAGAAAAGGCGATTCGCTTCAGCACATGGTTGCCAGTAGAGGGTAAGGCGACCACGGACGAGAACGGCGAGATGGTCAACGCAGCGGCGCCGCACCTTATCCCGCGGCTCGCGTTCGTGTTTTGCCGATGCCAGGTAGACCAAGACGAGTAAGTGTTCGGCGTGAAACCCGTGCGGCGCCGTGAGGCGCGCCCTCGAAAAGAGGGGAACACCAATCTAGGAGATGTCAGACGTGACAAGCGAACCCTATATCCCATCCGATTCGGCCGATTACTACCGAACGTTCGCGCGGCCAGGCAGTAATTCAGCCCTCCGCGCAGCTTCGCGCAACAACCCTCGCAACCTTCCCTGCCCAACGTGCGGCAAGCCCAACCGACTGACTCCCGCCGATAAGCGCCGCGGGTATCAGTGCGACTCCTGCGCTAACGCCGCGGAAATGGGGTTTTGAAGTGAGCGCCAACGACTACCCAACGTTCTGCAGCGCGTGCCACGAGCCGCGCAACAGCGCCGAGCTCAACAACGCTGGTACGTGTCGCCAATGTGTCGCGCGCTACTGGCGCCCCGAAGCCCTCGAGCCGCAATGCGAATGCGGCCGCGGCCCAATCCTTCCCGGAAACATGGTTCCTGAAGTCTGCGCGCACTGCTTCGCCGAGCGCTTTTGTGCCGATTGTGGCGAGCCGCTCAGTGTGGCACCTGGTAGGGCATGCCGGCCCGGCACCATCAAGCGCGCAACCCTCTTTGACGGAGTTGTGGACACCTACCAGACCGAATCCGAATTGAACGGCTATCGGCCGTCCCAAGGAGCCCTACTGTGAATCACCGGTCAAAG